GTGGACGTGAAGAGGGAGAGGCGCCGCCGCCAGTACGGTACGGGCAGCGTGTGGCAGCGCTCCGACGGGATGTGGCTCGGCGCGGTCGAGGCGGGATGGACCGACCGCGGCACCCGTCGCCGGATCGTCGTGTCGGCCAAGACCGAGGCCGAGTGCAAGCGGCGCCTGCGCGAGAAGAAGAAGCAGATCGCTGCCGATGGGCTGCCGACGGCCGGCGCGAAGGCGTCGGAGACCGTGGCCGCCTACGCCGAGCGGTGGCTGGAGCGAAGACGCGACCAGGTACGACCTGGGAGCTGGTCCACGGACGCCGGGATGGTGCGCCGGTGGATCGTCCCAGCGGTCGGCCGGCGCAAGGTCTCGGCCGTCGACACCGACGCGGTGCACGCCGTGGTCAGGCTCGCCTCCGGCTCCCTGGCCGACTCGTCGCTGGTGCGGCTGCGGGCCACCCTAGACAAGATGCTCAAGGACGCCCGCCTCGACGGTCACCCGATCCCAGCCAGGGTCTTCGACGTCCCCAAGACCGGCGTCGGAGAGTCCGACCGCGGCAGCCTCGCCCTCGACGACGCGGCGGCCGTCCTGCAGGCCGCAGCGGACCGCCCTGACGTGTCCAGGTGGGTCGCCGCCATGCTCCAGGGGATGCGCCAGGCCGAGTGCCTGGGGCTGACGTGGGAGTGCGTCGACCTGGAGGCCGGCACGCTCGACGTGTCCTGGCAGCTCAAGCGCCTGCGGTGGCGGCACGGCTGTCCCAGCCCCTGCGGCGCGAGCCCGAGCAGGTGCCAGGAGCGCAGGCTGCAGACCAAGCGCGGGGACAAGGTACGGCGCCTCTCCGGGGCCGTGTGCCTCGTCCGGCCGAAGAGCGACGCCGGCAGCAGGACGATCCCTCTGGTCCCCTGGATGGAAGCAGCCCTGCGCGAGTGGCGCGAGGTTGCCCCCGACTCACCCCACGGCCTGGTCTGGCCGCGTCCCGACGGTAGCCCCGGGTCGCCGAAGAACGACGACGCCGCGTGGTACGCGCTGCAGGACGCCGCCCGGGTGGCGCACACCGAGCCGAACCCGGAGCCGCCCGAGGACGGCGTCTCCGGCGTCGTCGGGCGGCGCTACACCATCCACGAGGCCAGGCACACCACCGCTACCCTGCTGCTGGAGGCCAAGGTCGACTACGCGGTGGTCAAGGCGATCATGGGACACACCAAGATCGCCACGACCCGCAGGTACCAGCACGTGTCGCAGACGCTCGCCCGGCGGGCGCTCGACGACGTCGCAGCCCGGCTCGGGCTGCCTGGATAGACTCCTCAGGCAACGGCTTCCTGGAGGCGCGCGACCCATGCGTCGAAGCGCTTCCTTCCCATCAGACCGACCGAGGCTTCGAACTCGTACGTGCGCATCGGGGTGGTGACAGCGACCTTGAACAGCCGCGTTGTCACGCTTTCGATCTTGGTGAGTGGGATCCTGGTCTCAGCCAGCCCATCGTGGAGGATGATGGCATCCTCCACGATCTCGACACTCTTGAGAGGGCTGATGATCAGGGTGCGCTCAGCCTGGGCCCGCCTCTCCGCCTTCTTCGTAGCCTTCTCCTCCGGAGACGACCTGCTGAACATCATGCAAACCTCCTAGTGATCTGGCTGGGATCGCTCGTTGTTGTCGACGCGGCGGCGCAGCTCGTCGAGCAAGTCGTCGAGGCGCGCCTCCCGTAGCGCCTCGTCTATGCCGATCTTCACGTCCCTGGTGCAAGACTCGGTCTTGGTGATGAACCCAGCTGCGACGAGCCCTGTCAAAGGGTTCCTCCCGTAGGCGCGGCAGAAGGCGACGACGGTCTCGGCCGAAGGTCGATAGCCGTCCTTCGGCCACCGGGAGAGCATGGACCTGTCGACATCGATCCTGGTGGCAACAGTCTTCTTGTCGGCCACCTCTGTGCCCGAGTCGTCTCCGACGATCGGAGCCACGAAGGCCCACCATCCTCCGCTGGAGCTCACGCGACGACTGTATGGGCTGGCAAGACTGGCGGACAACTTTTGTCGCAATTGTGTGTCCGGGATCTCACCCGCTGTGCGTTTGCTCCCAGTCACATCCTATGACTAGATGATCCCATGAGCGCAGACAGACAGCCGGCCTGCCGGGCGTCGGTGAGGGTGAGGGAGAGCTGGTCCACCAGCGCCGTCCGCGAGTGCGGCGACATGCAGGGTCTGGCCGACCGACTAGGTGTCGATCGGTCCACGGTGTGGCAGAAGCTTGAGGGCCGGCGCCCCCCAGGGGCCAAGTTCATCGCAGCCGTACTCACCCGGTTCGCCGTCCGTTTCGACGACGCCTTCGAGGTCGTCGACGATCCTGCCGAGGTGGCGTGATGCTACAGGTCCTCACTCTGGTCGAGGCATCAGCGGAGACCGGACTACCGCTGTCGATGCTGCGTCGTGCGATCCATGCGACCGATCCAGAGGCGCCAGCCCCACCGCTCTCGGCGAAGCGGGGCCCCCGCGGCGCCTACCTGATCCTCGCCCGCGATCTCGAAGACTGGCTGGAGCGACTGCCAGACGCCTGACCCAAACAGCGGCGCCCCGGCCCATCCGCAAGACCGACCGGGGCACCACCGAACACAAGGAGGATAGCGATGCACCGCTACATGATCACGCTGAGAGACGGTCTTGGGACTGTCGTGGCGACCGGAGACCGGGTCGAGGTCGACGGGTCGGGGACGCTGACGGTCGCGCTGGGCGACGAGGAGACTGCCAGTCTCGGTCGTCATGGGTGGCTGGCGGTCGGCCAGTTCGACGGTGCTGGTCATTGCGACGAGGTCGCCGCTCCTGCGGTGCGGTGCAGGCTGTGCGAGGAGTGCGCGGCTGGTGACCACTCGTCGCACCAGGCGCACCTGGCGGGTATCTGCATCGGGTGCGGGTGTACCTGGCGTCAGGCCGATGCGCCCCGCGGGGGTCATGCTGCGGACGAGCCGGAGACTCCGGCGTTCGTCGAGACGGTCGAGGCTCTGGGTGGTGCCCGGTGAGCGGGGAGGCTGGCAGGACGCTCGACGCGATCTGTCTGGCTCGCAGCCTGACAGAGCGCCTGATGGTCAACGGTGTCGGCGTCCGCTCGGCTCACTGCCACGCGAGGGGGGTCTGCCTGTGGGTGGGCGGGGTCGACGTGGTCCGGGCTGCCGGTGCTCTGGGTCTGGACGAGGTCGATGACGACGGCTGCCAGGTGGCGTGGTCCGGCCTGGAGGTCGACGGGTGCACGGTCCGTGTCGCGACGTGGGACTCAGTGCTCTGGCAGGTGGTGCGGGAGGACGGCACCGCCGCCGCGGGTCCGATGCCGCTGCACGGCGCCCGTGCGGTGGCCGATGCCCTGGTGCGTGAGACCGGCCGTGACGTGCGGGTGGAGGTGGCACCGTGATGCAGCCGGTCCGCGCCTCGGTTCCTGTCGACGAGCCGCTGGAGGTCCCAGAGCGTGGCGGTGTCTGGTACGTCACGTTCGGGCAGAGGTACCGCCGTGAGCGGCACCCGTCGTTCCCGGTTGCGCACCCTGACGGTTACCTGGTCGTCATGGGTCGTGGCCTGGTCCTCGACGAGGAGGCCGCGCGCACGGCCGTGCTCTACCTGTGCGGTACCGGGTGGTGCATGATCTACGGGTCGCTGGCCGATCTGAGTCCTCACCTGTACCCGATGGGTCCGCTGGCGACGCTGACGGTCCTCCGCGACGGCCGGGTGCAGCTGGCGTTCGGGCGTTACCAGTACCTGCTCCCTGCGACGGTGGGTGGCGTGCGGGTGGAGGTGGCACCGTGACGCGCCCAGGTGTCCGCGCGGTCGTGCTCTCCGCGCTGACCGTGGTCCTGGCGCCGCTGGCGGCGATGGCTGCCGACGACCGGTGGGCCACCCACACCGGGCAGCCCGGTCCGGGCAGCGCCGGGCCCGGTTCGTCCGAGGCTGTCGTCCGGGCGGCGGTGCGCGTGGCCCGCGAGATGGAGGTCGGGCTCATGGTCGACCTGCGCCGGGTCGGCCACGATCTCGGTATCCCCGCGGTGCCTGACCTGGTCAGGCACGTCCGCGCCTCGGGGCGGCTGTGGGCCTGGCAGGTGGGAGACCCCGACCCGTGGGCCGACGGGGCCGACGACGGGCCTGTGTGCGCGGTCCGGTCCGAGCACCAGCGCCCGTGCACGGTGCCGGTCTGGGCGCACGACGGGCCGCACGCCGCCTCGGACGGGCAGCAGATGGTCGAGGTGTGGTGGTGAGCGCCGCCCACGGGACGGGTGCCCCGGTGGTCCTGGTCATGGTCGCTCTGGTCGCCCTGGTGATCTGGTACGCGGTCGAGCGGTCGCGGGAGGTGCACTGATGCGCGACAACTTCGAGGTCCGCTACGACGACTGGGCGACGGTCAGGTGTCAGACCTGCGGGTGGCAGTCCGTCGTCCCAGGCGACAGCAGGCTGCGGCGGGTGCAGCTGCTGGACGTGGTCATGGCTGCCGAGCGCCACGCGTGCCCGATCGACGTCGGCATGGCGATCGCGCACGCGTCCCAGCTGGAGTCCGCCCCGGTCGGGACTGTCGTGATGGCGGTCGGCTGGGACGACGACGTGGAGGCAGAGCGCCGGTGGGTGTGGATCCGCACGCACCGGTCTGACGAGCCGCTGGCCGACCAGTGGTCGGCCGCTGGTGATCCGTGCCCGGAACTGCTCGCGTCGGTGGGTGTGGACCTGACGGTGCTGCACGTGGGGGGTGCGTCGTGAGGCTGCTCGACGTCCTGGCGCGCAGGGCCGCCGCCCCTGCCCTGTCGGTCCTGGCGGCGCCGTCCGCGCGCCGCGGTCGTCGGGCTGCTGCGCCTGACGCCGCGTGGTCGTCCCGCATCGTGCGCGACCTGTACAGCCGGTCCATGGTCGTGCGGTGCGAGCTGTGCGGCCGGACGGTCAGCACCGTCGCGGACGGCGACGTGCCTGGTGTGCTGGTGGCGCTCGTGTCGGCGCACCAGCGAGAGGCGCACCGGGGCGGTGGTCTCCGGTGAGCACGGCACGGGTCCCAGGCGTGCGCGCCCTGCTCGCCGCGGCCTGGTCGATGGCGACGTTCCTCGTCGCAGTCCTGGTGAGTCGCGAGGCAGAGGAGCGGTCATGACCGAAGAGACGCTGCCCAGCGGAGCGCTGGCGCCGGGCAGCCCCGAGTGGGCTGGCATCGTCACGGCGTCCAAGGTCGCTGCGATCCTCGGCGTGGCTCCGGAGGGGTGGGAGTCGCGCCGGTCGCTGTGGCTGAAGATGCGCGGCGAGGTCCCGTGGGACGACGGGCAGAACGCTTCCGCCAAGGCCCGGGGCCACTGGCTGGAGAACGGTGTCCTGGACTGGTGGTGCGACCGGCACCGTACCGACCGGTCTGGGTTCGAGCGGCAGGTCGTCGTGACCCGTCCGGACCTGCCGTGGGCGTCGGCGACACCGGACCTGGTGTCCTACCGGGCGCACGTCGCGGGCGAAGGGTTCTGCGCCGCCGAGCCGGTGGTGGTGGACGCCAAGACCAGCCGTGACGACTCCGAGTGGGGCGCGGCCGGCACGGACGACATCCCGCCGTGGTACGCGGCGCAGCTGGTGTGGGCGATGCACCTGTCCGGCGCCCGCGTGGGGTACGTCGCCCTGCTGACGCAGTTCCTGGACCTGCGCGAGTACCGCGTCGAGTACGACCAGGACCTTGCCTCCGACATGGTCGAGCAGTGCCGGGCGTTCTGGGAGTCCCTGTCCGACCCCGACGCCATGCCTCCGGTGGACTCCTCTCCTGCGACCTGGCGGGCCGAGAGGCTGCGCCACCCGGACGTCGACCGTGACCTGACCGTCGAGCTGGATGTCGACCTGGCGTCGAGGTTCGTCTCGGTCAGGTCGGCCCAGGCCGACGTGCGGCTGGCCGAGAGCCAGGTCCGCGAGGCCATGGGCGCGGCACGCCTGGCCACCTGCCGCGGTGTGACGGTGGCACGCCGTCAGGCCAACGGTCACGGGTCGGTGTCGCTGGTCGCCGTGGCCCGGTCCATCCCTGAGGAGGCAGCAGCATGAGCACGGACGTGGTGGTACGCGGCCCGGCGTCGGACCTGGCGATCGTCGATGGGCAGACGTTCTTCTCCGACAAGCAGGTGGCAGCCCTGCGCCAGCTCGGCGTGCAGGGTGCGACGAACGCCGACCTGGCGGTGTTCTTCCACCAGTGCGCCCGCACCGGCCTGGACCCGTTCGCCCGTCAGGTCTACATGATCGAGCGGCAGGGCAGGCAGACCATCCAGACCGGGATCGACGGGTTCCGCCTGGTCGCCCGGCGGGCGGTCGACGCCACCGGCGGGACCCTGGGCTACGAGGACACCGTGTGGTGCGGGACCGACGGGGTGTGGACCGACGTGTGGCTGGCGCCTGGTCCGCCTGCCGCGGCGAAGGTGGTCGTCCTGCGCGACGGTCAGCGGTTCGCCGCGGTGGCCCTGCTCGGGGAGTACGTCGGCACCAGGCGCGACGGGTCGCCGACGTCGATGTGGGCGTCCAGGCCTGCACTGATGCTCGCCAAGTGCGCCGAGGCCCTGGCCCTGCGTAAGGCCTTCCCTCAGGACCTCTCTGGGCTGTACACCTCCGACGAGACGAACCAGGCCGACCACCGGCCCGGTTCTGGTGTGGCCGCTCTGCGCGAGTCCGTCCCGCACGACCCGGGACCGGTCGTGACCGACGCCGAGATCGTCGAGGACGACCAGCCGGCCCCGTCGATCACACCGGCGCAGCAGCGCAAGCTGCACGCCATGCTCCGCCAGGCCGTCGGCGACGACCGCGACGCAGGACTGGTCGTGTGCTCCTCGGTCCTGTCACGCGACGTGACCTCGACCGCCGACCTGACGGTCGCCGAGGCGTCGACGGTGATCGACGCGCTGGAGGCCGACCGCACGGCCGCGGACACGGACCCGTGGCCCGACGCCCAGACTGGAGAGGCCAGTGCATGACGTGGACGCCGCCGTGGAGGCAGCAGCAGCCAGGCGGCAGGACGAGATCGAGGCGGCAGAGCGCGCGTCCGAGGCACGGTACGAGGCGACCCTCGACCTCGGCAGTCCCCGACCCGCCCGCGAGCCGGAGCCGGGCATGTCTGCGGACCGTCGTCGGACGCCGCGGCAGCTGGAGTCGGGACGGGTGGCACCCGGTGGCCATGACCAGGCTGCACCGCGACAGTCCAGCATCACCAGAGGTGCCGCCGACATCAGGGCGTGGTGGCCAGCGTGCGACCAGCGGGAGGAGCGATCATGAGGACCCAGAGCGAGACGACGGACTACGGACGTGGGGTGGTCGGCGTCGCCCTGTCCGGCCACAGGCCAGACCCGTGGGGCGCGTCCAGGAAGACCCGCTGCTCCTGCGGCCAGTTCCTGGACGACACCTTCGAGACGTGGTGGAGGCACGCGGCCCAGGCAGTCGTCGACGCTCTTGGAGCCTACGAGCTCAGGCTGACCGACGCGTGCGACACCATGGCCGAGGTCGCCGACGAGGTCAGCGCGATGTCCGACCACCACGGACCGCCGGACGGCCTTCCGGTGGGCGGCCAGCCGCTGCACCAGGTGGCCGCCCTGTCGGACACGCCTGGTCCGCGGGCGGCGCTCACCACCACACCTCGACCATCTGCTGCCCGTCGGGTGCGGGTGCCTCTGGACGCCGAGACGCTGGCGCGCTTCGCCGCGAGGTCTGTGGCGCACGAGGCGGCCCTGGCCGAGGCCGGCGTCGGCGACGGTCCGTCGCTGCACGACCTGCTGCTGGCCGACGTGACAGCGGCGTTCGCCGCGGCCGACGACCCCGAGGCGTGGCGCCGGGCCATGGTCCGGGTCGCTGCCACCGCGGTGTGGTGCGCGTCGAGGGGGGACCGGTCGTGAGCCGCAGCCGTCGTGACGGTCGTGGGCGCCGCCCCGGGCGCCGTCGGTGCTGGCCGTGCTGCCACCTGTGCGACAGGTCCGGGCGCGGGTGGCCGCGCACGCCACGCAGGACGCGTGAGCGTGCCGCACGGGTGCGCGAGACCCGAGCGGAGGGATGAGGCAGATGGGTGGTGCGACCTACTCCGACGAGGTCGGCCGGTGGCCGGGGCGCGACGCTCCTGTCACCGCCGAGGCTCTGCTCCGGTACCAGCTGGTGCGCGGGCTCCAGTGCGGTCACGTCCTGTGGGAGCACGGCGGCGAGATGTCGCCGATGCCCGTCGACGTACCGGCATCCGAGGGCCTGCGACGCGTCTCGTGGCTGGACTACATCAGGCTCGTCGACGTCCAGTGCTGGTCCACCGACGTGTGCTACCTGCTGGGTCGGCTGCGCCAGGCCGACCCGCAGGCTGCCGACGAAGCTGCTGAGTGGCTGGTCGACATGGCCGAGGCCGGCGAGTCGCTGGAGTGGCTGCACGAGACCGCCCTGGATGTCGGCATCGACGTCGACCAGGTGTGCGCCGACCAGGACGCGGCGTGGCAGGACCGCCCCTCGACGTGCGACCTGGTCGCCGAGCTCGTCGAGCTGCGCGCGGCCGTGGCCGAGGTGGCGGCTGACCTGGTCCAGATGGACGCCGACACGGGGATCAGCCTCGCGGCCTGGCCGTCGGCCTGCCGGGTCGTCACCCTGGCCGGTGCGTGGCCGGACGACGACCAGCCGGCATCACCAGAACAGGAAGGGAACCACGATGGCTGACGAACCACGTCTGTTCGCGGACTTCATCCGGGAGCAGGCAGGAGGCAAGACCCACGACGAGCTGACCGAGAACCTGGCGGACCTGGCGTTCGCGGTGAGGGAGACCGGAAAGCCTGGGACGCTCACGCTGCGCCTGGAGGTGCGGCCGATGAAAGGCGTTCCTGGGGCGGTGCAGATCTCCGACCAGATCGGCGTGAAGACGCCGAAGACCGACCGACCGGCGCCGGTGTTCTTCGTCACCGACACCGGGCGCGTCCAGAAGGACGATCCCATGCAGCCCACGTTCGAGGGGCTGCGCGAGATCACCACCACCGAGATCAGAGAGGCGAACTGATGACCACCACGACCGAGGAGTGCGTCGCTGCCAGCGAGGTCCAGGCAGCGATCGACGCCGGTATCGAGCTCGCCGTCCCGACCGTGGTCGACGACGAGCACCGGCTGCTGTCCGTCGTGGTCCCCGACGGCGCCAGGCACCTGCTGGTCGACGTCGATGGTCACCGCGAGGCCGCTGCCGTGCACCCGAAGCGCAAGACCGGGACGGTGAGGCTGCACGACGCCGACGCGTTCGTCACCTACGTGGCCCGTCACGCGACCGGCAGCACCGAGGTGTTCGCCTCGGTCGACGACCTCGACGTCGTCGCGGTGATCGACTCCGACGCGGTCACCACGGCCGGGCGCAAGGACCACGTGGCGCGGCTGACGCTCAAGACGCCCCCGGCCTGGGCGGCGTGGACGTCGGTCGACGGCAAGCTCCTCGACCAGGTCGCGTTCGCCGAGCTCGTCGAGGGCCACCTGGGAGACGTGGTCGAGCCGGACGCTGCCACGCTGCTGGAGATCGTGACCACCTTCACCGCGAAGAAGGGCTTGGACTTCCAGCAGGCGACCCGCCTGTCCGACGGGCAGACCCGGCTCGTGTACTCCGAGACGGTCGCGGCCTCGGCTGGGCAGAAGGGCGAGCTGGCCATCCCGGAGCGGGTCGCCCTGGCCCTGGCCCCGTTCCGAGGCGTCGCGCCGTTCCGGGTCACGGCCCGGCTGCGGGTACGCATCGGGCAGGCCGGCCTCGGGATCGGCCTGGTCTTCGACGAGCTCGACAAGGTCGTGGAGACGGCGTTCGGCGACGTCGTGGACCAGGTCAGGGGCGGCCTGGCCGACACCCCGGCAGCACCGGTCGTCATGGGACGCCCGTCCTGACCAAGACCGCGGCGGGCGCCCACATCCCGGCGCCCCGCTCCCAGGGAGGAGACAGGCATGGGAACCAGAGGGCTGACCAAGGTCGTCGTGCTGTGGTCCCTGGAGGTCGCATCGTGACCGGCCGCTCTGCACCAGGTCGGCTCACCCCGGACGGCGCCAGGAGCATCGCTGTCGGCCTGCGCACCGCCGTACCGCTGGTCCAGGTGCGCCAGGTCGGCAGGATCGCCCAGGAGATGGCCGACCCAGACCTGGCACAGCTGGTGCGCGCCCTGGCCCGCCTCGCGGCCGAGGAGGTCGACCTGCCGGACGGGTACATGGCGGCACCGACGATCACCGCCGGTCCCGGGTGGTGGGCCTCGCTGGTCGTGGCCGAGACGGTCAACGACCGCGGAGCCTGGACCGGCACGCTCCTGGCGCTGCTGGCCCAGCCGACGGCCGTGGTCGCCCAGGTCATGGTCCGGCTGCTGTCCCCGTCCGGGCTGGTGCGGGGGGTGCAGCTGTGACCAGGACCGCGGTGCGGCCGGGTGCGCGCCAGCCCTACGAGGTGGCCGTGCAGTGGTGGTTGGCGCGGCCCTGCTGGTGCGGAGGCGATCCGTGAGGACATCGATCGTCTACCAGGTGCCCGTCGACCTGCGCCGCGCCCTGACGTCCAACCAGCGCCTGTGCTGGCAGGAACGGGCCAGGCGCACCTCGGACCTGAGGATGACCGGCGTCATATATGCCAGGCGGGCCATGGTCCCCCTCGACGGTCCGGGTTTCACCCGGGCCCACCTGACGGTGACGTTCGCCTGGCCAGACCGGCGACGACGGGACCCGGCCAACTGGCACCCGACACTCAAGGCGCTGGTCGACGGATCCGTCGATGCCGGAGTGCTGGCTGACGACGACGGGACGCGCCTGGTCGGTCCCGACCTGCGGGTGTCCGACGAGACGTCGGGCAGGGCGCGGGTCGCACTGCTCACGTTCTGCTGGGAGGGGATGTAGGTGCCGGTCAACCAGGTCCGCCGCAACGGGTCGTACGCGCCCCTGTCGGCGCACTACTACAAGGACGTCGGTCTGATCGAGGCAGGAGAGAGGGCCGAGCTGCTGTACGTGCGCGGCCTGGCGTTCTGCGCCGAGGTCCTCTCGGACGGGTTCATCTCCGACGCCCAGCTCGTCCGGTTCGTCGGGGCCGGGATGAGCGCCGTCAAGGTCCGCGCTGCCGCTCTGGTGCGGACCGGCCTGTGGTCCCGCGACGACGACGCGGGCGGGTACCGGGTCCGGTCCTGGGCGACGTGGAACCTCTCGCGCGAGGAGATCGAGGCCCGGCAGCGCAAGGACTCCGCACGGAAGGCAGGACCGCCGTGACGCACCTCCTCCGTCTGGATTCCGTCCGGAATCCGTCCGGACTCCGTCCGGACGCCGGACGGAGTCCGGACGGACTCCGAACGCCTCGTGCGCGCCTACTCCACTCTACTCTACGTAACTCCAACTACCTACCCTCACCATGCGTAGAAGTGTCACCTAACGTAGATGATTATTCCAAGCATGCATTAATCGTCACTCTACTAACGCGTAGAACATATCGGCGAAGTTCGGAGAGCGACTTCCGGGGGGAGGTGGAGACCAGGCGATGCATGCATCGACGATCACCGAATCGCAGGCCCAGGCCCTCGCCGCTCTGATGACGGCGCTGAGACCAGACTGGGACATTCCCGGATGCCGGACCGCGATCCACGCAGCACGGCACCGAGGCCCAGCCGTCGAGATCGTCCACGCCGCGGTCGAGCTGACAAAACGCGACGACCTGAAAACACCGACCGTCCTCGCCAAGGACGGGAAGCACTGGCCGTCCGGAACGCCAAAACGCGACGACCACCGTTTCGAGCGGTGCCAGGTCCTGGGCCACGGTTCCTATCCGGCGTCGAACTGCGGGGCGTGCCGGGTCGACTCCGTCGAACCGAGCGAACCGGAGCTGGATCCCGGGAGCGAGTACTACGCCGAGGCTGCTGCCGTCGGTGTTGCGATGTGCAGAGAAGCGATCAACGAGAGGCGGATGCAGTGACCTACACGATTCACAGAGAAGTCACGATCTCCGAGGCGCGTCCCGGAGACAGGGTGACCATCACCGGGGTATTCGGACCGGCCAGAACCGCAGGAATATACGAGGACCTAGGTCATCTGTGCATCACTGACAACGCCACAGAAGACGTCGTACACCTGGACCGGTCCGGCGTCGACTACAAGATCGAGCGTGAGGTCCAGGCGACCGACCAGGAGCCGCCCGGACTCGGCGCGGTGGTGCGGACCGTCGGAACCGAACGCCGGACGTTCGTCCGCGTCTCGCTGGCGATGTCGCGGTCGCGTTGGAACTGGATGGTCGCCGACGGTACTTACGCTGGCAAGTCGTGGTCCGACGTCCTCGGGCACAGCGACCTCGGCGCGGTCGAGGTCCTGGCCGAAGGGTGGGTCGAAGGGTGAGCGGGAGCGACGGAGAGGGGCTGTCCCAGGCGCAGCTGGAGATCTTGTCATTGCTCTCCACGGGGCTCACCGTCCAGCAGGTGGCGACCAGGACGTACCGCAGCCACGACACCGTGAAGTCTCACCTGCGACTGGCCTACCGCACGCTCGGCGTGCCCAACGGTACGGCGGCGGTCGCCCTGCTCCTGCGCCGGGGGGTGATCAGGTGATCGCCAGGCGCTTTGACCAGGAATTGGCGACGACAAGAAGTCACACTACCACGAAGAGAGGAACGACGATGTCGAAGAGCATGAGGATAGCGCACTGGTCTGTCGCCTTTGCGGCGGTCGCGTTGATAGCCATCTTGGCGACGGCCTGCGATGAGCAGGACTACGACAAGGAGTCGTACAGGCAGGTCGAGCAGCAGGCCGCGAAGCGGGAACCGTACATCCCGAAGAACCACGTCGAGGCCGACAACTACAACCGGGCACAAGAGCTGTACGACTCCCCCGACACCATCATCTGGTGCACTACCACGTGGGGGAACGCCAGCGCTCCTCTTGTCACGGTCCCGATCGCAGGAAAACTCACGTCCTCGTCGGTGTCCTACTTCCCCGGGACCAAGCTGGCCGACGACGGGTCCAAATCCTCGTCGGTGGTCGAGGCCAGGTCGGTGGACGGGATGTTCCACGGGTCCCCGCCGCCGTACCGGTACGGCTTCACACCGGGAGGTCAGTACGTCGACTTCTCGAGCATGCCCACGTTCTGTACCACGTCCCTTACCAGCTTCCAGCGCCAGTCCACCACCGTGACCGTCTCGACCGACACCATCGCGGCCCAGCTGCAGGAGCAGGCCGAGCAGGCCATGCGGGACGGCGACCCAGACTCTGCCCAGCAGCTTCTGGGCCAGCTCGACACCGCCGGAGGCGAGGGACGGTGAGAGCGCTCAAGTGGGGCACGGCCGGTCTGGCCCTGGTCGTCGCGCTCGGCTTCGCCCTGGGGTGGTTCGGACGGATGGTCGACGTCGTCGCGCCCGACAACGTCACCGAGCAGCACCGGGCGATCATCCAGGACTGGCAGACCATGACCACTGCGGCGGCCAACGCCTGCCAGGCCCAGACCGCCGGGACGAACCCGGCTAGCCCGACCCTGGTCGAAGACCCGGCCATGGCCTACGCCGCCACGTTCCGGAGTATCGCCGCCGACTACAACCGCCGCCAGGCCAACGTCTTCGAGGCCAGGGTCGCAGGACCCGCCGGATACCCGGACTCGGTCGCCGTCCCGTCGGGCGACGTCGACTGGTGCGCCGTCGTGGTGAGCCTGGAGGTGGGGCGATGACGTGGCCGAAGATCGTGCTGCTGGCGTGGTACGCGGTGGCAGCCGTGGTGTCGATCGCTCAGATCGGGAAGGACCGCCGACCGACCACGCCAGGCGGCACAGCCATCGCCGTCGTCCTGATGGCAGGTATTGCGACGCTGGTGGTGATCGCGTGAAAGACGAGCCGGTCGGACCGGTCGAGGCAGAGACCAGGTTCAAGGTCGCCAAGGCCAAGCTCTACGACGCGCTCGCCGGGCTCGTGACGTTCGGGACACTCGCCGTCGTCGCGCTGACCGTCCTGGTGTTCGTCGTGGCGCTGAGGTGAGCCCATGTACATGAACCCAGCGCGCATGAGCCGCGACCATCAGCGGCGCATCGTCCGGTGGATGGTCGCCAACGGGTGCACGGACTACGTGGCGCTCGAGCCGATCGTCCTCAAGGGAAAGGTGCTCCACTACACGAGCTGTGGCCGCCGAGGGCGACGGGTCGCTGTTCGCAACGGCGAGGTCGTCACCAGGAGGCGTCAGCTACGGATCAGGATCACGCTTCGGAAGGTGCGGGAGTGACCCAGCCAGACTGCCTCGTCCCCGGGTGCTCTGTGCGGGGCCAGCACCTCACCGAGTCGCGCGCCCACGCCGACGGCTGCCGGGGGTGCGTTCCGCGGGAGGCTGCCGACGGGTTGGCCATCTGCTGGTGGCACCGCAACCGGACCCTCGATGCCGTCGCGGCGCTGCCCGGTCTGGTCGCCCACCTGCGCGAGATCGGCAAGCCGTACGCCCAGGCGCGGCCCGCGTCCGACACCCTGTCGCCAGGCGACCCTGCCGAGCGCGACGCCATGCCAGGGGCGTGGCTGGCCGCCGACAGCCTGGAGAACAGCCTCGTCGGGTGGGTGAGGGCGACGATCGAGGAGTCGCCGACGAGGCTGTCGTGGCCCGACCGCCGACCCTGGCGCGGCGACGTGCCGGGGTGGATGCTGGACCACCTCGACACCGCCTGCGCCCTGCCGTTCGCCGGGGTGATGGCCGTCGAGCTCGTCACCGAGGTGGTCGCCGCCCGGCACCGGTGGCCTACCGCCGAGGACGCCGAGCCGGTGGAGCGCCTGTCCCTGCCGTGCCCGCGGTGCGGGCTGGCCGGGCTGGTGCGACGGGCGCCCAGGTGGGTCGCAGAGCCCAGGCGCGTCGAGTGCACCGACCCGGACTGCGCGCGGGTCTACACCGAGGACGAGTACGACGCGCTGGTGGCCATCGCGCTGCGGGAGGGGAGGGCCGGCCGGTGGAGGACGGCGTGACCGAGTGCCGGGCGTGCGGCCGGGACGCCGAGCACCACTGCTGCCTGTGCGGCAGCACCGAGGCGTACCGCCTGCACCTCGTCAGGCACCGCGACTCCAGGCACCGCGACTCTCTGGCCTGGGCGTGCCGCAGGTGCGATCCCGACCAGCGAGCGTGGGTGGGGATGTGACCGACCAGACCGAGGACGACGCGCTGGTTTCTCGAGCTGCACCAGAAGGAACGATCGGTCCAGACTACTCGTCGCTCGTCGACGTGGCATCGACGCTGTCGAGGCCGAGCCAGCCAGTTAGGCGGTGGCCTGCGTGGCGGTCGATGCTGATGTTGGCGCGGAGCCTGTCGTACCCGGGGATCTGGGATGTCGTGGAATGCCCGGCCGAGGCTGCGACGTCGCGCTCTGGTACGCCGGCCTCCAGGGCCAGGGTGATGAAGCTGTGCCGCAGCCCGTAGGGCGTTACGGCCGCGTCGACTCCGGCCGCCCGTGCGACCTTGCGCAGTTCGCTCCTGGCGGTGGGGAGGTCGAGTCGGCGCGGCAGCCTCGGGTGCAGCAGCAGCGGGCCTCGGGAGCGGCCGTCGCGGGCTGCCTCGACGGCCTCGGCTGCGGGCCGGGGTATCGAGACGCGGTCCGAGTCTCCGCCCTTGCGGTCGGCGAGCGTCAGGACGAGCAGGTCGCCGTGGTGGGACAGGTCGGTCGCGTCGGCTGCGCACGGCTCGGCCGGGCGCAGCCCGGCCAGGGCCCACAGGTGCACCGCTGCGGTGACCGGGGCTGGTGCCTCCCGTGATGCCGCGAGCAGTGCGATCAGGTCGTCGCGACCGAGCCACACCCTGTGGGAGCGGCGTGGCGCTGGCGGTGCTGTCACCCACCGGCACGGGTCGGACTCGATCACCGTGTCTCGCAGCAGGTCTCCGTAGACAGCGCGCAGGTGCGATACGCGCTGGCGCACGGTGGGTACTGACAGGACGCCTGCGTCCAGCATCTGTGACACCCAGGTCTGCACGTGGGCGCCCGTGGCGTCCAGCAGGTCGGGAGAACCGGTCTGCTGGGCCAGCCACTCGCGCCAGCGCTTGATGGTGGCGCAGTGGTTCTGCCGGTTGCGTACCCTCAGCGGTGCGAGGTGTGCGTCGACCAGTGCGTCGACGTCGTGGTAGCTCATCGTGCTCCCCTTCGGGTCTGGGCCTGGGGCGGTCCCCTGGCCTGGTGTGCGGCTACGCGGGACGCTCGTCGGCGTAGACGATCTGCAGTTCTGGCCTTGCGGACACCGCTCTGGCCACGACGGAGCGGTGCCAGGACGCTGTCCACCGGGTGCCTGGGTGGTCGGCGAGCATGTCGTGGTCGGTGCGGTACGTGGTCAGCGGCTGGTCGGTCGGGTGCTCGGCGACGATCTTGGCCACGGTGGCGTTGGTCTCGTCGACCATCTCGCCCAGCTCGGCGGTGACGCCGATCGGGACCTGGGCAGATCCCTGCTCCCACTTGCGGGCCTGGCGCGGCGTGACGCCGAGCAGGCCGGCCAGGTGGTCGCCCGTCACTCCCAGCAGCTCGCGCAGTGCCCGGTACTCTGCTGCGTCCATCCGTCCTGTCCTGTCTGACATGCTCGCCATGCGGCGAGACTATCCCCCTGTGCTGGGTGTACCACCGTCGTGGCGGCGCTCGGCCACCATCGCCAGGGCGTCCTGGGCCGCCCAGTCGCCGTTGTCAGCCATGCGCCGCAGCTTCGCCGCCGCGTCCTGGTCGCCGGAGGCTGCCGCGCCGGTGAGGGACGCTATCTGAGCCTCGTGCGCCGCGGATGCTCTCGCAGCCCTGACGCGCCAGCCAGCGCCCGTCACATCGCCCGGCCGGACGTGGGCGACGTCGACCCCGCCGAGCGCGTGCCTGATCTGCCCGAGGGCCAGGCCGGCCTCTAGCCCGAGCCCGAACCCGAACCGCAGCCCGAGGGCCGCGAGCGTCTGCGGGTCGACGTACCAGACCGTCACGCCGTTCCTCCGGGCACGGAACGTGGTGCCAACCACGCGGCCGTCTGCGGCGACCACCCAGCCGTGGTCGGGGGTCACCCCCGATGCGATGGCCTGTGCCAACGGTGCCGGGTCGGCATCGATCTCGTGGTACCGCAGCACCTCTGCCGCAGTGTCGATGTCGATCATGCCAGGCGCTCCATCTCGGCGTCGACCTGCGCCAGCCGGGCTACCAGCCGGTCGCGCTCTGCGGTCAGCACCGCGCGCCGGTCGGCGCCGTCGTCCACGATGGTGAGCCCCTGGCCCTCGGCCGTCGCGCGCGGTACGTCCCGGACCTCCAGCACCACGTCCGACGATCCGACGAACGGGTATTTCGTGGACCCAGCCGAGGTGTCGAAGCTGCCGCTGACGATGATTACCCCGTAGCCGAGCCTGACCGGGTCGTCGCGGTAACGCCGCTCGGCCACCAGGCGTCCGTCCAGGGTGAGAGCCTTGGTGCCGGGCAGGTCGTCGGCCGCGACCCGGACCGTCACCAGGTCGTCTGCGGTGCCGTAGATCTCGCGCGCCAGGTCGCGGACCCGTGCCTCGTCTCTGGCGTCGAATACCCAGCGCCTGCCGCTGGGGTCCCAGCGGCCTCCGATCCGCGCGGCGCGCGGGCCGAGCCGGGTGTTGTACGGTCCGGTCAGGGTGACCTTGTCGCCCGTCGTCTCGATCGTGTGGTAGCTCATCGTGCTCCCCTTCGGGTCTGGGCCTGGGGCGGTCCCCTGGCCTGACTCCAGAGTAGCACCTAAATTAGGAACATGCCGGGTGTGAGAGGGTGAAAGATGGCCGACCAGTGGGCCACCGTCGCCGACGCGGCCCGAGACACGCGCGTGCGGCAGGGGACGATCAGGGTGTGGATCCATCGCGGCATCGTCGAGAGGCGCACCATCGGCGGTCGGACCCACGTCCACCTGGCCGACGTCCGCCGTGCCGAGCGCACCATGCGCATGTCCGGAGGGCGACCGTGGAGCCGGACCGCACGTTCGGCTTGACAACGGTCGAGTGTTGTAACACGCTGTGCGTGGCATAGGTATGCCCGCAGGTCCGGAGAGCGACGCTCCCGGGCCTTCGTCATAGCGGGGTAGGGCAGCTCGGTCAGCCCGCAGGGCTCATAACCCTTGAGGTCGCAGGTTCGAATCCTGCCCCCGCTACGCAGCCCGCCGAATCTGCTCAGCCACGGCTCGGCCTGGCCCTGTCCCACGCAGCGACCTCGCCGGTCGACCAGACCCGGATCTTGCGACCGGCCGGGCTGCTGGTCCAGCCCACCGGTGCCGGTGCCCGTCCCCGGTACACGTAGGACCACCACGTCGCCTCGGCCACCCCGACCGGCTCGGCGCACTGCGCGGCCGTCAGGTGCAGCGGCACGGCCCCGCGGGCGGGCCGAGCCTCCCGCCTGCGACGGTTCTCGTCCATGCGCGCGGTTCCGGGTTCGACTCCCGGCCTGGCACGAGGAGGAGCGGCATGGAGCACCAGCCGACGACCACTGCAGGCGTCGAGATCGGCCTGCTGGTCCGCGTCGGAGACGGCGACCCGCACGAGATCGGGACCGCCGAGCTGACGCTGTCTGATGCGGACTCGTCCGGCACTGTGACGCTGAGCGGCGTCGAGGCCGGCCTCGCGGACATCCTCGAGGCCGCAGCGGCGTCCCTCCGGGCCTGCGCAGCATGACGTCGTGGGGCAGTAGACCGGGGTCGACCCGGGCGTCCAGGCGGCTGCGGGCGTCCGTCCTCGCCAGAGACACCGTGTGCCGGTGCACCGGGTGCCCCAGGTGCACGACAATGGACCCTTCTGCCGACGCCGACAGCCCATCCCCGTGCGGGAGGCCATCCACCCAGGACGACCACACCGTCCCCCTGGCCCAGGGCGGGACCAACCACCCGTCCAACCACCGCGGGCTGTGCGGCCCGTGCCACGGGAGCAAGAGCCGCCGAGAGGCGGCAGTCGGCCGGGCGGCCCGCAGGCCAGCGGTCAGGCCGCTGGCCGAGGAGCACCCTGGACTGCAGCCTCCACCCCCTGGGGGGCAGGTGGCCAGTCGATCGGCATGACAGCAGCAGGGGCCCTCCGGACGATCAGGTCGACGACGACGACGACCGACCAGACCAGCCGACCAGGCCGGCCGAGCAGACCGGCAGCGCAGCGGGCTGACCGGTACCCCCTCCCCGGTCGTCCTGGACAGCAGGGAGGTGCTGCGGCTCGGGCTGCGTACAGGTCAGGCCTGGTCCGCCGCACGTGCCCGGCCCCGCTGTCCTGCCCTGATCGCCCCGACCCTCGTCATCCCGCCAGCGTCTGCTATCTGCTCCCAGGTGGCCCCGGCTTCCCTGGCGGCCAGGATCGCCGCCTCTCGGTCTCTGGTGGCGGCGTCCAGCCCGTCGGATGCCTGCGACACCCGCGCTGCCGCAGCGCGGAGCCGGTCCATCACACCTTCCTGCTGGCTCACGCTCACAGTATACACAGTTTACCGTTTCACCCGGTCCCCCGGGTGCACTCAGAGTATAGTCGGTATACCATTGACCCTGTGGGTGACATGAGCAGGCCGACATGCCGACCGTGATCAAGGGCCAGCCGACCTCGGCCGAGGTCCGTGCCCGGCTCGCCGGAGAGGGTCGTCCCGTGCTGGTGGCGTTCTCCACTGGCAAGGACGCGCTCGCGGCCGAGCTGGCGCTGCGGGACTCCGGCGTCGAGACGCGCCTGGCCTACCTGTACCTGGTCCCCGGGCTGCGGTTCGTCGAGCAGACGCTGTCCGAGCAGGAGGACGCGCTGGGCAAGCCCATCGCCCGCTACCCGCACCCGAGCCTGTGGCGCTGGCTGAACAACCTCGTCTTCCAGCCGCCCGAGCGGTGCGCCGTCATCGAGGCGGCGCGGATGCCGACGGTCGGGTACGACGAGATGTGGGGCCTGGTCAAGCAGGACATGGGCCTGCCCGACGACACCTGGGTCGCCGACGGCGTGCGCGCCTCGGACTCGATCGTCCGCCGGGCGTCGTTCGTGCGGCACGGCGTGATGAAGCACGAGAAGCGGAAGGTCTCGCCCGTCGCCGACTGGCTCAAGAGCGAGGTCGTGGCCAGGGTCGACCAGGCCGGGATCCGGCTCCCTGTGGACTACGAGTGGTTCGGCCGGTCGTTCGACGGGATCGACCACCGGTTCCTGGAGCCGCTGTCGCGGTTCGCACCGGACGACTTCCAGCGGGTGCTGGACTGGTTCCCGCTGGCCGACATGCAGCTCTTCCGGGCCCGCATGGAGGTGGCCTGATGGGCATCTCGTTCTCCGGCGGGCCGAAGGTCGGCGGCCGTGGCGTCGCCTTCGGGCCCGGCGCCCCCGACCCGCTCGCCGACGTCGAGTACGGAGACGACCTGGCTGCCGACTCGGCTGCCGAGCTGACGGCCATGGAGCAGGCGTACCGCGACCGGGCGAAGACCGAGGAGACGCGCTTCCGCGCTGCGACAGACTCCGAGTTCTGGTTCGCGGTGTGCTTCGCGTCCCGCGCCGAGAAGGACGCGTTCCTGGCCGAGACCGGAGCCGGCGCCCTGGGCGACAAGTACCTGGACGGACGCGCGCTCGCAGACCTGCTGCGCAGGCGCGGGTAGTCCTGTCAGCCGAGCAGCGGAGGGGGGTGACGACATGCGCAACCGGATCTCCCGTGCCGCGACAGCGGTACGCCGACTCGCCTCGTCGGTCTTCGGCGGCCGTACCTCGGGCTCCTGAGCCCCCAGCCCAGCACCAGGCCCCGGTTCCGGGGCCTGGTGCTAAGTCCCGACACGGGAGGACAGCAGATGGCCGGACGGGGACCGTCGCCCAAGGACCCGCGCCGTCGGGCCAGGCGTAACGCCGACACGGTCGCCACGACCGTCGTCGAGTTCGTCCGCGCCGACCAGCCAGGCCTCCCCGACGACGTCCCCTGGCCGGAGCAGACCAGGGTGTGGTGGCAGATGTGGGCCGAGTCGCCGCTGGCCGAGCACTTCATGTCCACCGACTGGTCGTTCATGCTGGACACGGCGCTGCTGCACGCAGCGGTGTGGGGCTCCGGCGACTTCACGAAGCTGCCCGAGCTGAGGATCAGGGTGGCGAAGTTCGGTGCTACCCCCGAGGACCGGGCCAGGCTGCGGATCCAGTTCGCCGACGCCGACGAGAAGGACAAGGCCCGGCCTGGTGTCCCGGCATCGTCGCGCGAGAGGCGCGGCGCCCTGGTGGTGCTGCCAGGTGCCGGCGCGACCGGCTGACCGGTGCCGTGGAGGCCCACGTCCGACGGCGAGGTCCCTACCCTCGGGCACTACGTCATCGACTGGGTCGCCGCAGAGCTCAACGCCCCGGACGACCCGGACGGCGGCCCGATGCTCTTCACCAGGGAGCAGGAGGACTTCGTCCTGCGCTGGTACCAGGTCGACCCGGGCACCGGGCGGTTCGTCTACCACCGCGGGCTGATCGGCAGGTCGCGCGGCTGGGGGAAGTCGCCGTTCCTGGGCGCGCTGGCGATCGTCGAGGGGCTGGCCGACGTCCTGTTCGACGGGTGGGACGCCGACGGTCAGCCGGCCGGGCGGCCGTGGTCGTCGGTGCGGGTGCCGCTGGTCCACGTGGCGGCGGTGTCCGAGGAGCAGACGAAGAACACCTGGGACGCGGTCCTGGGGATGCTCTGCGGGCCTGTCGTCGACGACTACCCGGGCCTGGAGCCGCTGGAGACGTTCGTCAACCTGCCTGTGGGGCAGATCCGGCGGGTCGGCTCGTCGGCCCGGACGGTCAAGGGCGCCCGCACGGTGCTGGGGATCCTGGACCAGACCGAGGAGTGGGTCAGGTCCAACGGCGGCCTGGTCCTGGCGCAGAACATGCGCACCAACGCGGTCAAGGTCGGCGGCCGGACCCTGGAGTCGCCGAACGCCTACGTCCCCGGCGAGGGGTCGGTGGCCGAGCAGTCAGCGGCGTACGCCCAGAAGATCGCCGAGGGCCGGGCCAGGAACTCCGGCCTGCTGTACGACCACCGCGAGGCCCCGGCCGACACCGACCTGACCGACCGGGAGTCCCTGGTGGCCGGGCTGCGGTACGCCTACGGCTGCTCCTCGGACGACCCGCGCGGGTGCGTGCTGCACGACCCGCCGTGCAGGCCGGGATGGTCGCCGGTCCAGGCGAACGCCGACGCGTTCTGGGACCCGGCCAACGACGTGCAGCGCCTGCGGGCCGACTTCCTGAACCAGATCACCCACGCCTCGGACTCGTGGATCACCAGGCCGGAGTGGAACGCCAGGTCGGCCGACGTCGTGGGCGAGGTCGCACCGCCCGCCCCAGGAGACGTCGTCACCCTGGGGTTCGACGGGTCCCGCGGCCGGTCCCGCGGCACGGCCGACGCTACCGCGCTGGTGGCGTGCCGGGTCCACGACGGCCTGGTCTGGCCGGTCCGGGTGTGGGAGCAGCCGACGGGTCCCGACGGGGACGGGTGGCGCGTGCCGACCGACGAGGTCGACCGAGCGGTCAGGGAGGCGTTCTCCACCTGGCGGGTGGTCGGGTTCTACGCCGACCCGGCCCGGTGGGAGGGCACGGTCGCCGGGTGGGAGGCCTCCTGGGGGGCGACCCTGACGGTCAGGGCATCCGGGTCCAACCCGGTCGAGTGGTGGATGGGCTCCAGGGCCCGGGTCACCCGGGCCCTGGAGGCGTTCCGCGGTGCCGTCGTCGACGGCGACCTGGTGCACACCGGGGCGCTGGTCCTGACCACGCACGTGCTCAACGCCCGGCGGCGGACCAACGCCTCCGGGTACGGGATCTACAAGCAGCACCCCGACAGCCCCGACAAGATCGACGCCGCCGTGGCAGCGGTCCTGGCGTGGACCGCGCGCCTGGACGCGGTAGCGGCAGGGGCGACACAGGCCAAGCCCGCGGTGCCGATCCGCGTCAGGTGAGGGGGACAGGTTGATCGACGTCGAGGAACCATGGTCGCCCGGGTGGTGGCTGGCCAGGTGCCACAAGAAGCTCAAGGCACGCCTGCCAGAGCTGGACAGGCTGGACCGGTACCGGCGCGGCGACCCGCCGCTCCCACGACGCGCCGAGGTCGAGAAGCGGGCCTTCCGGGACTTCGTGAGGCTGGCGCGGCTCAACGTCGCCGAGACGATCGTGTCCTCGGTCACCGAGCGGCTGTGCGTGCGGGCCGTGAGGACCGCCGTCGAAGGGTCGCAGGCCGGCGACGCGAAGGCCTGGGAGACGTACCGGGCCAACGGACTGGACGTCGAGCTTCCCGACGTGCTGGACACCATGTGCGCCCTGGCCGACGCGTACATGATCGTCGGCGTCGACCCTGCGGTCACCGGGACGCCGACCCCGTCGCAGGTCCAGATCACCGCGGAGGACCCGCGGCAGGTCGTGACCATCCACGACCCGGTGCGCCAGTCACGGGTGCGGGCCGGGGCGAAGTTCTTCCACGACCCCGACGTCGGAGCCGACTTCGCCTACCTCCACACGCCTGGGAAGGTCTACGTCGCGACCAGGACCCGCAGAGCGACGACCGGGTCTGCCGTCCCGTTCTCGCCGACGTCGTGGTCGTGGTCCGACGAGCACGGCGGCCCGGAAGGGACCAGCCTCCCGGACGGGCTGGATGACGTGGTGGGGATCGTGAGGTTCCGCAACCGGCACGGGACCGGTGAGTACGAGCCGCACACCGACGTCCTGGACCGGATCAACCACGTCATCCTGCAGCGTGTGGTCATAGTCACGATGCAGGCGTTCCGGCAGCGGGCCCTGAAGGGCGACTTCCCGTCGGTGTACCCGGCGGACTGGCCCGAGGAGTCCCTGCGGGGCCGCAGGATCGACTACGACCAGCTGTTCGTGAGCAGCCCCGACGCGCTGTGGCTGCTGCCCGGGGCTGCAGAGGTGTGGGAGTCGGCCCAGGCCGACGTGCAGGGCGTGCTGTCCGCGGCGGCCGACGACCTCAAGCACCTGGCGGTGGTGACGCGCCGTCCGATGTGGATCTTCGCCCCGGACAACCAGTCCGCCTCGGGCGCGGACCGGGCCGCCGAGGGCCTGGTGTTCGCCGTCGAGGACCGGGCCCGCCGCGCCGGGAACGCCCTGGCGCAGGTCATGTCCCTGGCCCTGCGGTTCCAGGGCGAGACCGACCGGGCCAGGCTCGACAAGATCACGGTGGACTGGATGCCGTTCGAGCGGCACTCCCTGGGCACGAGGGCCGCTGCCGCCAGGGACGCCAGGACGGCCGGGATGTCGTCGCGGTGGATCATGGAGCACGTGTGGCAGGCCACCCCCGAGGAGGTCGCCATCGAGGAGCAGGCCGTGGCCGCGGACCGGCTGGCCGCGGCGCTGCTTACCGTCACGGACACCGCCGGTGCTGTCCCAGGCGCAGCGTGAGGCGCTGGTCCGCGCCGACCTGGCAGCACGCTCCGGAGTCCTGGACGTCGTGCACGGGTACGCCCGAGCCGTGTGGGTCGGGCTCGGGTCGTGGCGCGACGCCGACGTCGACCGGTTCGTCTCCCAGGTCGTTCCCACGGTCCGGGCCGGCCAGGCCGCCGTGGCCCGGACAACCGACACCTGGCTCGGCCTGGCCACCGGGGACGGACCTGCCGGGCTGGTCGACCTGCACCGCGGGCTGCGTACCGCGGACACGGCCGAGGCGTACCGGCGCCCTGCGGTCCAGATGCGCTACGACCTGTCCCGAGGGCAGACGCTCCAGGCGGCGCTCGCCGCGTCGCTGGTCCGCCTGGCGTCCCTGGTCGCCACCGACCTGCAGCTGGCCAACGTCCACCAGGCGCGCCGCTCGCTGGCCTCCTGGCAGGGCGGGTACCGGCGCACCCTGTCCGGCGCGTCCGCCTGCGCGCTGTGCGTCATCGCCTCGACCCAGCGGTACCGCAGGGCCGAGCTCATGCCCATCCACCCCGGCTGCTCGTGCGGCGTCGAGCCGCTGCGCCCGGGCGGACCGGACGGCCAGGTCCTGGACGCCGCCACGCTCGAGCGCCTGCACCGTCAGGTCGAGGCGGCCACCGGCGGCCACGACCGGTCCGGACGCGACCTGGGTCTGGGCACCGGGAAGGACTACCGCGAGCTGGTCGTGACCCACCAGCACGGCGACATCGGCCCGGTCCTGGGCTGGCGCCGCCAGGCCTTCACCAGCGCAGCCGACCTGGCTGCCTGACACCGGTCCGCCGAGGACCGACCCGGCACGGGAGGACAGCAGTGAGCAGCACCCCAGGAACGTCTGCTATGGACACCCCAGGAACCCCCTACGAAGCCGACGCCGCCGACCGTCAGGTCAACGAGCACGGGTACCCCGACGCCACGCCGTGGCGCTCGATGGAGCCGGAGCAGCAGGTCGCCTACTGGCGCCACCAGGCGAGGAAGCACGAGCAGCGCGCCGAGGCCCGGTCCGACCGCGACCAGATCAGGGCCCAGCTCGACCAGGCCCTGGCCGAGCAGCAGACCGACGAGCAGAAGGCCACGGCCGAGGCCGTCGAGGAAGCGGTCGCAGCCGCCCGGGCCGAGGAGCGCGCCAGGGCATCCGGTGCCCTGGTCGTCGCAGAGATCAGGGCGGCAGCCGCCGGGAAGGTCTCCGCCGACAGGCTCGAAGCCGTCCTCGGCGCGGTCGACAGGGCCAGCCTGCTGACCGACGGCTGCGTCGACACCGACAAGGTCACCGCCCTGGTCGACGCCCTGGCACCAGACCAGCACACCAAGACGTGGCCCGACACGGGCCAGGGACGGCACCCGTCGAGCAGGACGACCGGCGTGGCCGCAGGCCGCGACCTGTTCGCCGAGCGGCGCACCGGCAAGCCGTCCTGACCACTCAGCTGACCAGACAGGAGTAACACCATGCCCCGCCTCACCACCGAGACGTTCGGCGGAGGAGACCAGTCCTGGCTCGGGTCGACGCACGGCGTCGCCGACGCCCGCACCGAGGTCCTGGACGTCTCCACGCTCACGCCGACCACCCACTACCCCGACGGGTACGTCCCGTCCGGGACCCCCGTCGCCAAGGTCGCGGGCAGGCTCGTGCCGTACGACCCCGACGATGGCACCACCGACGGCGCCGGCGTGCTCGCCGGGTTCGTCCTGACCGACCAGAAGGTCGTCGGGGACGGCGACCTGGCCGTCCCGGTCCTGGACCACGGCCGCGTCGTCGTCGCGAACCTTCCCGTCCCGTTCGCCGTCCCCGAGGCCGCCGACAAGCGCGCCGCGGTGACGGTCGTGTTCGTCTGAGAGGAGCACCACCGTGCTGTGGACCGACATCATCGACCCGGCCACCCTCACCGGGTACGTCCGGGAGGCGCTGTACGACATCGAGGCGCGCAACGGCGCCCTGTCCAGGTGGCTGCCCAACCGCCCCGTCCCGGGCATCAACGTCCGGTTCGTCGCCGGGCAGGCAGGACTGGTCCCCGAGGCCTCCTACCGGGCCTACGACGCCGAGCCGGCCGTCGGGCGCAAGCCCGGCGGGCGGCGCACCACCCTGGAGCTGCCGCCGATCGGGCAGAACGTCCCGGTCAGCGAGTACGACCAGCTGCGGATCCGTAACGCTGCGGACGACGTGGTCCTGGCCGAGATCCTGTCCACCGCCCGCCAGGTCGTGCGCGCGGTCGCCGACCGTATCGAACGGCTGCGCGGCGTGGTCCTGTCCACCGGCGTGGCCACGATCCCCGAGACCGGGGCCGCCGACGCGTTCGGCCGCGACCCGTCGCACACCGTCACCGCCGCCACGCTGTGGAGCACCGGCCCGTCGGTGTCCCGACTGGAGGACCTGCAGGCATGGTGCGACCTGTACGAGACCACCAACGGGGTGCTCCCCGGGGTGATCCTCGCCTCCCGGCGCGTCGTGCGCGTCCTGGCGCAGGGGTCCGAGCTGGCGCTGTCCCTGGTCGGCGGGGCATCCCGCCCGGCGACCGAGGCCGACGTCGCGGCGATCCTGGCCGGGGCCGGCCTGCCGCCTGTCGAGGTGTACACCCGGCGCACCGCCTCCGGGCCGGTCCTGCCCGACACGGACCTGCTGCTCCTGCCCGCCCCGGTCGCGGTCGACGACTGGGAGGGCACCGAGCTCGGCGGGTCGTTCTGGGGCCAGACCCTGTCGGCGTCCGAACCGGGGTGGGGCATCGAGGACGCCGAGCAGCCGGGCATCGTCGCCGGGGTCTACCGCAACGACAAGCCGCCGATGGTCGCCGAGGTCATCTCCGACGCCATCGCCATGCCGGTCCTGGCCAACGCGAACCTCTCGCTGCGCGCCACCGTCCTGTCCTGACCGTCCTGCAGGGGCGCCGCACCGACGGCGCCCCTGCAGGCACGACGAGAGGTCTAAGCATGAAGATCCGAGAAGACCTCGTCGGCGTCGTCCTCGCGCACGCCGACGGAGGGACCGTGATGCTGCGCGCCGGAGACGCCGTCCCCGACGGAGCCACGGTCGGGCAGCACGTCCTCGCCCGCGAGGCTCCCGTCCACGAGCGCCCGAAGGGCAACTCCTCCCGGGAGCTGTGGGCCGCCTGGGCCGAGCACATCGGCCTGCCGGTCGACGAGAAGGACACCAGGGACGACATCATGTCCGCCGTCGAGGCCGCCGAGGCCTGACCGGTGGCCCTGGCACTGTTCGCCACCCCGGACGACGTCCAGGCCGTCATGGGCGAGCCCATGACCGAGGGCGAGAGGCAGGCGGCCCAGGGCCTGATCGACCAGGCGTCGGTCGAGCTGCGCCTGCGCGTGCCCGGCATCGACGCGTTCGTCCCCGACGACGAGCTGCGCACGGCCAAGGCCAGGGCAGCGGTCGTCGGCGCGGTGCGCCGCGCGCTGTCCAACCCGACCGGCGCCCGGCAGCTCACCGAGGTCGTCGGGCCGTTCACCACCTCGGCCACCTACCCGGCCGACGCCGGGCCGTTCACCGCAGACGAGCTGTTCGGCCTGACCCCCACCACGACCGGGATCCCAGGGACGGCGTTCGTCCGTCCCGGGTACACCAGGGGCCGACGGTGAGCGAGACGGTGGTACGCATCCGGCCCAGCACGACCGTGGTCGGCCGCGACGCGTTCGACCAGCCAGTCCTCGCCGGTCCTGACGAGGCCGAGATACCCGGGGCGCTGGTCGCACCGAAGGGCTCGACGACCGTGGTGTCACAGCCCGGCCGCGAACCGGTCCTGACCGCCACGACCCTGTACTTCCGCCGGTCGTCCCCGGACATCGCACCAGGAGACAGGGTCAGGGTCCGCGGGGTCGAGCACGACGTCGACGGAGAGCCAGCGGCCTGGCCCCCACGGCGGCCGGGCGGCCCGTCCGGTCTGGTCGTCACCCTGCGCGACCCGGAGGGATGACGTGGGCAACATCCGGATCGAGTGGAACATGGCCGGGTTCCGCGAGCTGCGCACCGCACCGGGAGTCATGGCGCTGCTGGAGGAATGGGGCCAGAAGATCGCGTCCAGGGCCGGCGACGGGTTCGTCGCCCTGCCCGCCGAGGTCGCCCGAGGACGGGGCCGCGGCCGGGTCGCCGTGGTCACCGCCACCTGGCGGGCCTGGGTGGCCCAGGCCCGTGACCACGTCCTGGAACGGGCGGTCGGCGGTGGGTGAGCCGGTCGCGCTGGGCAACGTCGAGGCCCAGGTCATGGGCTACCTGACCAGCCTGCTCGACGTCCCGTCCGTCCGGGTCGTGCCCCGGCCGCGGCCGGACCGGTTCGTGCGGGTCCTGCTCACCGGGACCAGGCGGACCAGCCCCGTCACCGCCGACGCCCAGGTCACCGTCGAGTGCTGGGCGCCCACCGACGCCGCCGCCTGCGACCTGGCCCGGCAGGTCTACGGGCACCTGTGCGCCCTGGACCTGCCCGACGGGACGTTCGTGCCGCCCGGCGAGGACGGGTGGGTCGGCGGCCCCTACGCCTCGGCCGACCCCGACAGCGGCACCCCCAGGTACGTCATGACCGCGATCGTCCGCCAAGCAGTCCTGCTCTGAGGAAGGGATACAGACATGGGGAACTACTCGACCCGGAAGATCTTCGTCGGCAAGCCCAAGATAGGCGGAGCCCTGTTCCGGGCGCCGTTGGGCGCGCTGCTCCCGACCGACGCGTCCACGCCGCTGGCGCCCGAGTACGTACCGCAGGGTTACGCCCACGCCGACGGGCTGGAACGGGCCATCAAGCGGGCGTTCGAGTCGCAGAGCGCCTGGGGCGGCGACGAGGTGGTCCGCGCGCAGAAGGAGATCGGCGTGTCGGTCTCCTTCACGCTCCTGCAGACCCTGGACGCCGACGTCAACCGCAGCGTCTACGGCGACGGAGCGGTCACCGAGGACCCGGCCGACGCCACCCACGGCAACCGGCTCACGGTCGCGTTCGACGGCGCCGAGCTGCCCCGCAGCGTGTGGGTCTCCGACCTGGCGCACGCCGGGCGCCTGCGCCGCCTGGTCTTCCCCGACTCCCAGGTCACCACCGAGGACTTCACCCAGACCTTCACCGACTCGGCCGCCGTCGGCTACCCGGTCACCCTGACCGCGTTCCGAGACGACGCTACGGGAGTGTTCTTCTTCGACCACACCGACGACGGCCAGGTCGACGCCTGATGGGAGCGCCGAAGAAACCGCAGGACCACAGGAAGAAGGCCAAGAGGCCGAAGAAGGCGACCCCGAGCCCGACGCACGGCGCGCCGGTCGAGTACCGGATCACCGTGCGCGGCATGGAGCTGGTCGTCACCGAGGACGCCCTGGACGACTGGGACGTCGTCGAAGAGCTCAACGACCGCAGCGGCGGCGGCATGCCATCGGCCGTGCGCCGCATCCTCGGACCTGCCCAGGACGCCAAGGTCCGGGCGCTGTGCACCGACGAGAAGACCGGCCGGGTCGTGGGGTCGCAGATGGCGGAATGGGTCGCCGAGTTCTTCGAAGCCCTCGCAGACGCCTCCTGATGGACAGGTGGCCTACAACCCGCTGACCCTGGTCGCACGGCTCGCGCACCGCGGAGCCCTGCGAGCCGACCTGCTGCGGTACTACGGCCTGGACCTCGACCAGGTCCTGCAGCGCAGGACCCTGCGTCCCTCGGTGCTGGGCGACCTGGTCGAGCACCTGCCGCCCGACGCCGCGCTGTGGCGCGACATCGACCCGGCAGCCGCCCTCACGGTCGACTCCCACCTGCTGTCCCTCGTGGCGAACCTGCTCATGGACGCCAACTGGCAGCGCGCAGGGGGCAGGGGAGAACGCCCCGAGCACATCCGCCTCGACCAGCCGGACAGCGGCGACGTCGACCGCATCGCCCTCGACGGCTTCGACAGCCCGGACAGCTTCGACACCTGGCGCCAGTCCCGCCTGGGGAGACCGCCCGGGGGGTGACGTGGCCACAGAGGTAGCGACCGCGTACATCTCCCTGACGGCGTCCACGTCGCGCATCCCCGGCGACGTCCGGTCCACCCTCTGGCAGGTCGAGTCCGACACCGTGCGCAGCTCCTCGCGGATGGGCGTCTCGCTGGGACGCGCCTTCACCGCAGCGTCGACCGCGATAGTCGGCGTCGGCGCGGCCATCGGCGGGATCGCCCTCAAGGGCGGGTTCTCCAGGGCCCTGGCCATCGAGGACGCCAGGGCAAAGCTGGCCGGGCTCAAGCTGTCGACGCAGGACATCGAGCAGGTCAGCAACAACGCCCTGGCATCGGTGAAAGGAACCGCGTTCGGGCTCGGCGACGCCATGGGCCTGGCCGGGACTATGGTCGCGTCCGGAATCAAGCCGGGCCAGGAGCTCCAGACGACCCTGACCCGCATCGCCGACTCCGCGACGGTCGCCGGTATGGGCCTGGGCGAGATGGGCTCCATCTGGGGCAAGGCGGCAGCCAAGGGCCGCATCGACGGCCAGATGGTCAACCAGCTCCTCTACGCCCAGATCCCCGTCTACGACATCCTGGCCAAGAAGATGGGCGTCAACGCCGACGCCGTCGCCGACATGGTGTCGCGCGGCAAGGTCGACTTCGCCACGTTCTCCGACGCCATGGACGAGTACCTCGGCGGAGCAGCGCAGAAATCTGGCGAGACGTTCCGCGGGTCGCTGGCGAACATCACCGCCGCGCTCGGCCGTCTCGGCGAGAAGGTCGCCGTCCCCGTCCTCGCCTCGCTGAAAGATATATTCAACGCCGCGATCCCAGCCGTCGACAACCTGACTGCGACGATAGAACCGTTCGTCACCCAAATGTCCGACCGGCTCGCCCCTGCGGTGAAGAACGTCACCGACAATATCCTCGACCTGGTCGGGAAGGTCGACTTCTCCAAGGTTACGTCCGGAGCCTCCGACCTGCTCGGCGTGATCCTCCCCCTGGGCGGGGCGATGCTCGCAGTCTCGAGCGGCAGCCTCGCCTCGGCGCTCGGCCCGCTGGGAGCCCTGGTCCCCACGATCAGCGGACCCATGGGGCTGCTGGCCGGGGCCGTCGCCGCGGTCATCGCCCTGAGCCCCGAGCTGCGCGACAGCCTCGGCGGCGCCGTCGGGGCCTTGGCCAGCGCATTCGACGGCCTGAAAGAGCCCCTGTCGAAAGTCGTCCCCGCGGTCAGCGACCTGGCACGCGGGATCGGCTCGTTCCTGGGCGGCGCCCTGGCCGGTGCCACCCCCGCGCTGCAGACCATGGCCAGCATCGCAGGAACCGTCCTGGGCGGCGCCGTCAGCGCGCTCGCGTCCCTGCTGAGCTCCGTGGTGGCGCCCGCGCTGACGGCTGTCGGCAGCTGGATGAGCGAACACCAGGGCATCGTGTCCACCCTGGCCGTGGCTATAGGCGCCGCCGCAGTCGCGTACGGCACGTGGATCGCGGCGACAAAGATTTGGCAGGCGGTGACAAAGGCGGCAGCGGCGGTCCAGGCTGCGTTCAACCTTGTCATGAACGCCAACCCGGTCATGCTGATCGTGACGGCAGTAGCGGCGCTCGTCGCCGGACTGGTCTACTTCTTCACCCAGACCGAGACCGGCAAGAAGGTCTGGGCCGCATTCACCGACGCGCTCGGAAAAGCATGGGAATGGCTGAAGGGCGTCGCGGAGAAAGTCTGGCCCGGGATCCAGGCAGCGGTGGACGCCGTCGTCTCCTGGTGGCAGACGAACGTCAACCCCGTGATCGAGGCGTTCGGCGAGCTGGCCTCCGCGGTGTTCGAGCGCGTCGGCATGGTCGTGTCCTGGCTGTGGACCAACGTCTTCCAGCCAACGATCGACCTGATCATCGGGTACTGGCAGTTCCTGTGGACCGCGGTGCAGGCAGCCTGGGACGTCGTCGGCCCGCCGCTGATCGCGGCAATACAGGCAGCCTGGGAGATTGCCAGCGGAATTCTAGAAGGAATCTGGAACGGGATACAGATAGTCTTCGAGACCGTCTGGAACGTCATGCAGACGATCGTCGAGACCATCCTCGGCGTAATCCAAGGTGTAATCTCCACGGTAACCTCCCTGATCAAAGGAGACTGGGACGGCGTCTGGAACGACATAAAAGGCATCTTCGACACCGTCTGGAACGGCATAAGCGGCATCGCGACGACAACGGTCAACGCGGTGAAGAAAACGATTTCGAACACGCTCGACACGATCAAGTCGACGTGGGGCACAGCGTGGGACACCGTAAAGGGCAAGGTATCCGAGATCTGGGACGGAATCAAGTCGGCGGTGACGACAGCCATAGACGAAGTCAAGGGCAAGATCGATGAGATAAAGGGCAAGGTCACCGGTGTGTTCTCCGACGCCGCGACATGGCTCGTCGACTCCGGGAAGAATATCATTCAGGGCCTCATCGACGGCATGAACAAGATGATGAAGCCAGCGAAAGACGCCATCGGCGGGATCGCCAACACCGTGAAGGGCGCATGGCCGTTCTCACCTGCAAAGTGGGGACCTTTCTCCGGGTCTGGATGGTACAACCTGCCGAAGTCTGGGGAGAAGATCATCGGTCAGGTGCTGAGGGGGATCGAGGGATCGATCCCCGATGCTGCAAGGACGATGGACGCTGCTGCCTCGGCCCTGGTCCCCGACGTCCCAGTGCGCCGGTACCTGTCGGACCTGACCTCGTCGCTGGGTACGGTCGGTGCACCGTCGTCGTCGGCCGCTCCTGGCGGAGGAGGCCGCAACGTGCAGGTGACCAACTACATCACCTCGACCGACCCCGACGGGGCTGCGGTGGCGGTGGCCCGGCGCCTGTCGATGGCCGGGGTGTGATGGTGGGACTGCCGACGCCGAGGCTGACGCTGGGCGGTCTGGACCTGTGGGGCGTGGACGCCGACGGGACGCGCTGGGTCGTGGAGACCTCCCCGGCGGCGTCCGGGTGGTGGTCGTCGGCGCCTTCGACGCTAGTGGTGGAGCAGCGGGCCGGGTCCGACGGCGGGTGGCCCAACGCCCCGGTGTCAGGTCCGAAGCGGGTTGCGTTCTCCGGGTCGCTCGTCGCCCGGGACCAGGCTGCGGCCAGGCGCGCGGTGGACCGGCTGCACGCGGCGCTGCCGGTGGGCCCGGTGGTGGCCGTGGTGGTCGAGGCCGACCGGTCCCGGTGGTGCCAGGTGCACCGCGAGGACCAGGTCCTGGTCGACCCGGTCAGCATGGGGTCTACGGTCGGCCCGGTGCTGGTGCGCTGGTCGGTGCAGCTGGTCGCGTACGACCCGCGGCTGCTCGGCGACATGATGACCGGCTGGACCGGTCTGCCGGCGTCGACCGGCGGGCTGCGCCTGCCGTTCCGCGTCCCGTTCCGGATCGTGGCGTCGGCCACCTCGGGCGAGGTGACGATGACCAACCCCGGCACGGTGGCCGGCAGGCTGCTGATGACGGTCACCGGACCGGTTACCCGCCCCAGCATCCGCACCGTGGCTCCTGACGGGTCGGTGCTGACCCTGACGCTGTCGCTGACCCTGGGGGACGGCGAGACGCTGGTGGTCGACCCGGGGACGCTGCAGGTCCTGGCCGGGGGCACGGCCTCGCGGGCGGCGTGGGTCGTATCGCGCGGGTGGCCGGTGTTCGCGCCCGGGACCACGACGTGGACGTTCTCCGCGGTGGCCGGGTCCGGTCGCCTGGACGTGCAGGCGTGGCCGGCGTGGGCGTGAGGCTGTCCTGGTCCGGCTGCGACGCTAGGACCGGGCAGGTGCTGGTCGAGCTGCCCGACCTGCAGTGCTCGCGGGTGTCGTCGCTGATCGCCGCGACGACCACGACCCAGGCGTCCCTTCCTGTGTGGGACCAGACCCCGCCGGGATGGGTCGCAGCCACCAAGCCGTGGGCCTCGGTGCTGGTCCTGTCCGCCACGGACGATGACGCCACGGTGCCGCTGTGGGCCGGGATGGTCACCCGCCGCAGACGCGGCCTGGGGTCGGCGGTAGAGCTGTCCCTGTCGTCCGCCGAGGCCCACCTGGACAGGGTCTACGTGCCCGACCTGGACCTGGCCGACCAGCCCCAGACCACGATCGCCGCTCGCCTGGGCCAGGTGATGGTACGCCCCGGGTCGCCGTGGCAGGTCGACGCCGGGACCTCCGCGGTCCGCCGCGACCGTCACTACCGCGACGCGTCCGACGCGACGGTCGGCGACCGGCTGGGCGAGCTGTCATCGGTCCAGGGGGGCCCCGAGTGGGTAGTGACCTGGCGCCGCACGACCGACCCTGTCAGGTACGTCCCGGTCCTGGTCGTGCGCGACCGCGTCGGGGCCTCCAGGCTGGCCGGGCTGCGGCCCGCCACGGTGTTCGAGGCGCCAGGCCCGGTCGTCGCGGCAGACCTGGTCGAGGACTATGGCCAGGGGTACGGGGCTACGACCTGCACCGCGGTGTCGACCGGTGTCGACGAGGAGGACCGCCCGCAGGCCTCCCGGTCGGTAGCGGTGACCGACCGGCTCCCGGCGGAGTACCGGTGGTGCCCCTCGACGTCGATCACCTCGGTGGCGACGCTGGCCCAGCACGCCTCCCGGGCCCTGCAGTCCGTGGCCGAGGGCACCGTGTCGCTGACCATGACGGCGAACCTCGACGCCGCGCCGCGCCTGGGCGTGGACTGGTCGCTGGGCGACGAGGTCGGGTACGTCGTCCAGCCAGGGGTGTTCCCGGCGTTCCCCGACGGGCTGTCCGGGGTGTCGCGTGCCGTGGGCTGGGAGGTCGACCTGACCGGAGCCAGGACCATCACCCCGGTGCTGGCCGGAGGTGACCTGTCGTGACGACCCTGGTGTCCCCGGCGGCGCTGCCCGACGACCTGGGCACCGTGCTGCGGCGCATCGAGTACCTGGAGCGGTGGACCAACACCCTGGGCGCGGCGATCCAGACCGCGGTCGGACCGACGGTGACCGACCTGCGCGCCCAGCAGTCAGCCCTCGCCTCGGCCCAGCAGACCCTGGCCGACCAGCAGCTAGCCCTCGCCTCGGCCCAGCAGACCCTGGCCGACCAGCAGCTAGCCCTCGCCTCGGCCCAGCAGACCCTGGCCGACCAGGGTGCTGCCCTGGTCGGCCAGGTTTCCCAGCTGGCCGCGGCGCAGGCGCAGATCACCACCCTGGTCGGCTCGCAGGTCGTGCCCGCCGCTGCAACGGCCTACGCCGCTGGCTTCGACTGGAGCACGAGCAACGTCGACCGGGCACAGGTATCGGTACCGGTGCCTGCCGGGTACACCAGGGCCGCCGTCGTCGCCCTGGGGTTCGCCTCGGGCAGCGTGGCCGACTACTACGAGATGTGGGCGTCGGTCAGGATCAACGGTCAGGCCGGCACCGAGTCGTGGGCCGGGGTATGGCAGGGTTCCCCCAACCTGGCCTGCTTCAACGCTGCCACGCTCAGCGGACTGTCCGGCGGGTCGGTCACGGCGGCGGTGGCAGGCCGGACGAACCTCGCGGTCCCGGCAGCCGGCGCGGTGGCGAACAAGGCAATCACCACTCTCATCGTGACGTTCCAGAGGTGACCTGATGGCAGAGCAGACGATCGCGCAGGTCGGCGGGTGGCCGTTCAACGCTCCGTCCGATACCGACCAGCCCGAGTACACCGCGCGCGACGCGCGCCAGCTCGTCACCGCCACCTCGGTACCGGCACTGCCGTCCAGGCCGCTGGGCACCCGGTCCGGGGTGCGCCCGGGAACGGGCACGGTCGTGTGGGTGGCCGGCGGCACGGTGAGCGTCGGGACCCACTCCGGCGTGGTCGACGCCGGTCTCGCCTCGGCCACCGGGCCGTACTCGTACGCGGTGACCGCCCCGGTCGCCTGGACGCTGGACGCCCCGCACGCCACCTACCCCCGGGTCGACCTGGTCGGCGTCCGCATCGACGACGACGACGAGGCCGACGGCACCGGGCAGCGCCGGGCCGTGGTCGCCTACCTGCCCGGCGACCCGTCGGTGTCCCCAGCGGTGCCGACGACGCCGGACCGGTGGATGGTCCTGGCCCGGGTGAGCGTCCCGGCGTCCGGGACCGGCAACCCGGCGGTGACCGAGGTGTGGGACGCGCTGCCGTCGCCGGTGTGGACGGTGCGCACCGCCGCAGACCTGCCAGCCCTGGCCGCCCACCTCGCCGGGTCGCAGACCCCGGCCATGGCCCAGGTCGCCGACACCGGGACGCTCATGACCCTGGACGACGGCTCGTGGTCCGACGTCGCGGCCCCGCGCCGGTTCGTGCAGATCGCGTCCGCGGCGGCGTCGACCACGACGGCCAACGCGTGGAAGAACGTGGCGACGGGCAACACCACCGTCGGCCAGGCCACGGGCGGCGAGTTCGAGTACGACACGGCCGCCGGGGCCGTGAAGGTCGTCAGGACAGGGATTTTCGTCATCTCCATGACCGCTTCGATAACACCCGCCGCCAACACTACGAGGGCCGGCGTCGGGCTGAGCCTGAACGAGGGTGCCGTGTCGTCCTCCCTGCAGCAGGTGTACCAGTGCCCGGACGCTACCCCGGTCTCGTTCGCGGCGACGTGGACCAGGGCCCTGAGCGCCGGCAGCAGGGTCTCCCCGATGGTCTACTCCCAGGGCGCCGGCACCGGGAGCGTGCAGAGCTACCTGCTGACCATCGCACGGATCAGCGACTAGGCGCCCGCCGGGCATCACATAAACTCGGCCGTTCGCCTGATATTCCTATCCAACCGCTGAATAACCGGACCAGGAGGAGAATATGGCAGTCTTCCCGGGCGCAACATTTCGCGATGTGAAGCGTTTTCGGACGCCTATCGCCGTCTACAACAGGGTGAACCTGCACATCGCGGTGTCCGAGGCGCCGAGCCTGTTCGGGTTCTTCAGCACGAGCGGAAATCCGTGCTCGCACTTCTACGTCCGGCGTGACGGCACCGTCGAGCAGTATGTCGACACGCGGTACCGTGCCGCTGCCGACCTCGAGGGCAACGATGCGACCATCTCCGTCGAGACGCAGGGCATGGGCCCAGGGGTCTGGACCGAGGCACAGGTCCTGTCGCTGGCGGCGCTGTTCGCCTGGGCCGTCCGCACGCACGGGATCAGACCCCAGCTGGCGACAGACTCCATGGCCGGGCGGGACACGTCCAAGGGTCTGTCCTGGCACCGTCTCGGTATCGACCCGTGGCGCGTGGCCGGGGGTATGCGCTACTCCTCGTCCCGCGGCAAGACGTGCCCGGGCGACGACCGCATCGGGCAGATCCCCGCCATCCTCGCCATGGCGACCGGCACCGCCGCCCCGCCCCATCCGCCTGGCGGCCTGGTCGTCGACGGCCTGTGGGGACCGGCCACGACCCGCCGGGCGCAGCAGGTCCTGGGCACCCCCGTCGACGGTGCCGTCTCCTCGCAGTGGCAGGGCTGGCGGGCGGCCAACCCGGGCCTGGTCGGCGGGTGGCAGTGGGTCGCCGCGGCCTCCGGGTCGCTGCTGGTCCGCGCGGTCCAGGCCCGCACCGGCGCTGCCGTGGACGGCCTGGTCGGCCCCGCGACCATCACCGCGCTGCAGCGGCACCTGGGCACCCCGGCAGACGGGACCGTGTCCAGGCCGTCGACGATGGTCCGCGCCCTGCAGGCCCGCCTGGGCGAGGGACGGCTGTGACCCCCGGGCCGGTGCACGACCACACCGGACGCCGTGACGCCCCCCGGCCGCGCGAGCGCCGCGAGCGCCCCCAGCCGCCGGACGGGACGACCTGCCCGCAGTGCGGCGAGGCCCTGGACGGGCCCGGTGCGCTGCGCCGCTGCGCCGACGCCCACCAGGCGGTACGCCGGTGACCGGGCTGCTGGCCGTGCTGGTCGTGACCGCCGGGGAGGGGATCGCACCCACAGAGCGCGAGCTGGTCCAGACCATGATCTCCATGTGCCAGACCGTCGTGGGCATGCTCGTCACCTACGGGGTGGTCTCCCGCGGGACCGCCCGCCGCGTGGAGCAGACCAGCCGCGCCACCGCACGGGTCCTGGGGCACGTCGAGAACGACCACGTACTACCGCTGCGCGACGACCTGGACGCCAAGTGCAGCGCCCTGGAGCGCACCCTCGCCCTGGTCGTCGACCTGGCCCGCGCCACCCACGAGGACGTCACCGCCATCCGCGCCGACGCCGCCCAGGACCGGGACCGGGTCCACGACCTGGCCCGCCGCCTGGAGCAGACCACCACCCGCAGGCCGGCCCACGCCCGCCCGGGAGCACCATGACTCAGATACCGGCAGGCCCACCCCTGGGAGCACCATGACCCCGCAGCAGACCCACCCCTGGCGGGCCGCCGCCCGTACCGCCGCCCAGGTGCTGGTCGCGGTCCCCGCGGTCCTGACCACCCTGGCCCTGGTCGGCGACCTGGTCGCCCGCGACGACCTCCTCCCGGCCGGGTGGGGCGCCTGGCTGGCCGCCGCGGCCGTGACCTGCTCGGCCCTGGCTGGGCTCCTGGCCCGAGTCATGGCCGTCCCTGCCGTCGACGCCTGGCTCGACCGGGCCCTGCACCTCGGGTCGGCACCGGCCGACCCCGGCGGGCCCGGCGCTGTGAGCAGGTTGAGCGACTGATCGGAAACCGTTACAGCCTGAGCAGAATGCAGGCCAACAGGCCGATCGCGAGCATCTGTCACGGCGCCCCCCGCCTCACCAGGCGGGGGGCGCCTTCGTGCTTGCCGCCGTGCCTGAATGGCACCGGGCACAGCCCGGGGGGAGGATCGGCTGGTGACAGCGACGCCAGAGCACCTGCGTGGCAAGACCGACCGTCGTCGCCGCGGCGAGCGCCGCGACCGCGAGTGGGTAGGCGTCGGCGACCTCCTGGTGGCGCAGGTCGCCTCCGGCGCCCCCCTCGGCCTGGTCCTGCGCAGGCTCGGTCTGACCGCCGCGGCGGTGACCGCCCGCCGCCGCCGCGACCCAGGCTTCGCGCAGCGGCTGGACGACGCGCTCATGGCGTCCCGTGACCCCGACCTGGCCCACGGTACCCACGGCGGCTGGCGGGCCGGGTGTCGGTGCCCTGAGTGCCGAGAGCACCACGCAGCCCACCGAGACTGACCTCTCCGTCGGAGACCGTGCCGGTGCGAGGCTACCGCTCGCCTGTGGCATGTCGGGCGCCGGGCTGCCGTATCCGCTCTGCGGCTGCTCGACGTCAATGAACGCGACCGCGCTACCGGAAGCTGGCTTCCGGTAGCTCCAGCATCAGGCGCTCGCGCGGACCGCTCCTGCGAAGCGCGGCCAGGAGTACTCCCTCTGGGGTCGGTCGGGGCGCCCCTCGCGGGACGCGCACCCGTGGCAGGGTGGCCGCCACGTCGTCAGCGACGATCCCGGTGCGCACCGCCCGACACCACGGGCAGCCGAGATGGCATAAGTGATGGCCTAAGCAGCCAGAGACGGAACAGTGTTTATGCTGATCAGCAGCATGATCGATGCGGCAGATCGTCTCACTCGTAATGAGAAGGTCGAGGGTTCGATTCCCTCAGGCGGCTCCATCTCTGACCAGCGGAAACATTCTTCCGCCAGGTGGTGCCTGCTCTTCTGCGTCCTTCCTGCGTACCCCCGCGTACTCCGGGCCCCGGTTCAGCAGGTCCAGGCCAGCGAGGTCGGCCGCAGTGCCGAGGTGGTGCAGGCACTGGTCGTGGCGGTCGACTCGTGCCCCGTCCAGGCTTTGACCGTTCCGGGGTCCGCCACTGCAACGTGCCCGTCAAGACCTGCGTCACGGTGTCGGGCTGGCTGGCCGCCCACCGTCGGGCGAACGACGTGCGTCCCTGGCAGCGGGGGGCCTGCGCGCACCGGGATCTGGTGCCCAGCCGGACCCGGTCCGGTCTTCCAACACACTTCGGACACCAGCACCTCGTCCAGGGCCCAGTCCTCTGTGGGCGTCTGGCGGCCATCGAGATCCCGCCTTCTACAAACTTTCCACAAAGCCCGCCCGGGGAGCCGTGCGCTCGAAGTGTGTGAGGCCCGTCGGTCTGACGTGCTCAAAGTGTGGAGTACGTCGGCCTCAGGTGCTCGAAGTGTGGGGCGCGTCGGTCTGACGTGCTCGAAGTGTGTGAGGCACGTCGGTCTCACGTGCTCAAAGTGTGTGAGGCGTATCGCATTGTGCATGTTGCAGGAAGGGCCAGGCGGGGTGTTAGGCTTTTCGAGCTCCCACTGCTGTGGGGGTGCGCAAGACGCACAGCCAGCAAATTAG